TCGGATTGCATTCAATAAACCAGCTTGCAGTTCCGCTTGAGTGGCACTAGCGTCGGTTGTAAAACGTGCCGTACCTAGTCCGTTGTTTAATTTGACGGTATATGTAGTGCTAGAAGTGGGGGAGGCAGGAACCGCCAGAGTCCAGACCTCTTTAACAGCATTCTTGACAGAAACAAGGGCTTTGACCCTCGGAAAATTAATAGATCCCTCGCCCATGCCAGGAGTCGCCCGATCAAATTGAAGATTGTAATTGTACCGCATTATCTAGTAAACCCCGTGCGTGTTTTTCCTATCGTTAAAGGCTGCTTATAGGCATCTACCCGTCGTCTTTCCCATTCGGTGAGTTCATCTCCGTAGGTAGATTGAGCAGGTCTTTTGAGTACCGAATCAAGGCGATGGGAAAACTCCTCCGAGTCTCCATCGTCTCCGCCTTCTTCCTCCTCGTCATCCCCTTCTTCTTCGTCACCTGGATCGGTAGAAGAAGAATCATAATTCTCCTGAATGTAGGCAAAAACCCCGTCTACATAAGAATCGGATCGGAACGTCAAATCCATATTGGGTTCAATTTCAGCCAACAAAGTGCGCTTGATATCGCTAGTGGAGAAGCCACTATCAAACCGAGTGTCAGAGAACCCTGGTAACAAACTGTCGGCTTCCTTCCAAATCGCCAACAGATCCCCGATTGAATCACCCCTGTAATCACTCTCGCCTTCATCGTCACCATCAGCACGAGGTTTGGACTTTTTTTTCTTTCTGGAAGTCATGGTTTCTTTTTCTTCCATAACCTCCTCATCTTCCATCATTTCTTCATCTTCATTGTCCTCATCTTCCATCATTTCTTCATCTTCGGGAACAAAAGACATCATTTTCTTTTTGCCCCCATCAACACGGACGTATTGCCCCATGTCGTTCCGGTAATAACCTAACTCACCAAGGACATTGTCAGCATTGTCCACAATGATTTCCAGGTTATCCAACCGAAACTGGTAGTTCTCTTGTGCGGCTTCTAGCTTCCGATTCTCCCGAATCGTAGCGTCAAACCGTGTAACAAGCGAATCGTGGCGTTCCTTTAATTCTTTTAATTCACGGAATCGAGTACCACTAATAGAAGCGAAAACTTCAGGGATTCCTGAATATTCGACTCCATCGCATCTAATTATTGCCATGCGCTGTTCATTATCTCCATTATCTTTGGTTTTGTTGGGGTTACTAGGGTTTTCAACAGCTTGCCCTGCAATAGCTTGCCCAATCCCCGCAGCACTATCTAATCGGAGACGGGCATCTTCTCCTGCCCTTCCTCGGCTCGTTAAAGCCAAATGGTTAGCACGAACATTAATCTGTTCTCTGTCATAGTGTTGACCATTCCATACCCCTGCCCCTTGTTTGATATCGCAGGTATATCCCGCAGACAACTGTTCCTTTTCCCTTGAATCAATTAGGGCGATCGCTTTAGCATCAAAAAACGACACCAAGCCTTCGATCACCCCTTCAGCCTTGTTGTAATAAGCAGAAGAATCAGTCATCCCGACTGCGTAATCCTTATAACTTTCGCTATTAAGAAGCCCAACATGGGGATGTTCAATTACCAGGGGGAGGAGCTTAAAACTCTCCACTGTGGCTAGTTCTGCATTGGTTTCCGGTCTCCTGAGTTCGTGGACTATGGAGCCATCAGGCTGACGATATTCCAACACCCCATCACGACAAAAAGACCCCTCACAATGGAGGCGACCATCATCAGTTCTGATTACCCTAAATTTAGCTGGAGCATCAAGCCTGATTTCAACCATTTCTCAATACAAAAAAATAATTCTTGTTAAAGAATAACGCACCTTATCAGTCATTTAAAGATGGTGTAAAAAAATAATTTCTATATAAGAAAATCGACTAAAATTAAACCAATGATTTAGATATAAATAATGACTACTATCAAAAGAGAGTATCCTTCTAAGAAGACACTAGGATCTGGTGCGTTGGCTCCCTATCGCGCTCTTGGTCGGTCAATTCGACGGGATCTTATAAATGCAAATTTTGGGATGATGGAATTTAGTGAAAAAAGTGGATGGGATTGGCAGACAATTCGACGGATTTTAATGGGGGAGCGGCGGACGGATTTCGTAGAACTATTGATTATCGCTTCGTTAATTTCTGAGGATCAATCGGAGGCAGAACGATTGATCCTTGCTTGGACTAAGGAAACTTTAAAGATTATTGAGCAAGAAATCCCTCAAGAAATCAACCCAGGTCTTATTGATAAACTTGTCGAGATCAACGAAGAGAACCCTTTAGAATAGCGATAATCTCCCTGCGATCGCGTTGACTTACTCCTAAAAATTGACGTTTAGGCATTTTCTTAGTGCCTTCTTGTAAATAGGAGGCATAGGGCAATGGACTCCCTACCTCAACCCTTCCTTTTTCAATCCGATACCGAATAGAAGATCGCAACAATCCTTGGCGTTGTAATATTTGCATAATAAAACCCCGACTTGCCTTGTATTTGAGGGTTGATGGTGCTAAGTGTTCCCATTTCTCCCCATAAGGACTCTGTTCCTTTTGGAAGTTCTCATCGGTTGATGCCACCATAAACTGCCCAACTTTATGCAGTTCGGGGGTGAGGTTCTGAAACTTTTTGATTAATTTATTGAGGTAATTCTGAGCTTGGTTGGCGACAAGTTTTAGGGTTAGCACACTTAAAGCCCTCTTTTTTGGTTTTCTGGCTTTTGACTACTTTCCGTCTTTTGTGCAGCCAACCGTTTCTTGTCTTCAAGTAGACTATTATAGGCTACAACCTCATCAAGAACTCGGGTTTTTTCCAAATCGGTAAGTTTTTTGTAGTTCATCTAGTACCTGTTCATATGTTTCTTTTATTATTTTAGCAGAACCTTTTTGGTTGTTAGCCAATTTTTCTGCTGCTTGATTCAAAAGCGTCGAAACTTTTCCTGTTAGCATTTTTTCTTGATCAAATGCCCCTAGTGCTTTTTCTGCAATGTCAGCAATCTCGCTCGACTCCTCTACATTGATTTTATTTCCCGCTTTAGCCAAATCCGAAGCGGCTTTTGATTTTCCAACAGTTGAGAATAGACGCTTTTCCCTTTGCAACTGTCTTTTGATAGCAGACTGAATTTGAGCTTTCTCAATAGCCAAAGAGCGAGATTCGGGGGAAAATCCTAACAAGTCAAATAAACCGCCTTGAGATTCGGTTACGGTTGGGGCGTTTGTTACCATGTCAGACAATTCCTCTATGGTGTCATTGGTGATCTTTTTGCCTTTTTTCTCTTCTTTCTCCACTAACTCTAGCAAGTCCTGTTGTTGGCGGTGATCTTTTATTTTAGAACCAATTACAACAGCCCTTTGTTCGGGGATTTGACCCTGTACCACTCTATTAAATAGAGAGTCACTTAGACTGGCTAGAGCCAAGCCGTCTTCGGCTATTTTCTCCCTCATGGGAACTCCCTTTTTCTCTAAGTCTTGTTTTGTTAAACCAGAATCTCTAAAGAATTTAGCTGCATCCTGAGCATTTCCCCGACCTTCTGCAATATTGGTTAACGCACCAATAGCACGGGCTTCCTCTGGAGATTTAGCATCAATTAATTTTACAGTGACGGATTCGGCATTTAGTTTTTTAGCTAATGCCAATCGGTTGTGACCATTTACGACATAAACACCGCCATCTTTAGGATCTTGCCAAACTTGAAGGATGCCACCCAGGTTAGGATCCCACGTTTTAACTCCCGATAAACTCCCGACTTCTCCCGACTTGGTTTGCTCTCCAATAATCTTATATTGAAAACGTTTAGGATCTACCTGAATTTTACTAGGGTCGGCTTCAGCTATTCCCGAAGACAAGACTTGATCCGCCCCCAGTCGAGAAGCAGCATCATCCCACTTTCCGGCTGGTTTCGGTGTTAATTTATTATTCTCTTGTCTCTTAGTTGGATCGTCTACCTCCTGAACTTTTATTGTTTTTTGTTTTACTGCCTTTTGTTTTACTGCTTTCTGTTTTGGAGTCTTATCGGCTTTAGCTTTAGGTGTTTTTTCTGGCTTTAAGTCATTAGGAGAGTTGTCAGAATTTTCATAATCGGGCGGCTTCGGGGTTAGTTTATTATCTTCTTGCTTCTTGGTTGGATCATCCTGAGCATCCTTAAACCCTCCCGCCATCGCCTTAACCTTGTCTATTTTCTCTTGAGATGGTTTGTCGGGGGGATCTGATTTACAGTTCTTATTTAGACTGATGCAAGCCTTCCCGCAATTGTAAGATGTGTTGCCACACTTAGGTTTTTCCTTCCTAGTAGTCTTAACTGCATCATACCGATAGGTGTACCCTTTGGAAAATTCTTCCCACGCCACGGGGTTAGTGTCCGCGCTGTCTATTCTTTTCCAGGTAAACGGCTTAAAACTTATGGAGTCATCAATCGTAAATTCAAATATACGGGGTCGGGAGGCATCCTTAAATCTACCTTTAATCACATTCCCATTGCCTACTTCAAAATCAACGACCATCACGGGGGAGTTGTAGACGAATGGAAGTGATAGGACTTGCGCGATCGCCAACTTCATTTGAACTTCAGTGGGAATCATATTAGACTGGTTTGCTTTGATGACGGGAGTTGCAATCATAATATTTTAATCGGTGGGTGTGGGGTAATTTAATTTACCAATCTTCAGAGCCGTTAGCTACAAATCGAGCCGCCCGTTTCTTCTGTTCTTCAGTGGGTTCCTTTTTGGGTTTAGGAGTCTGTTTCTTGTCTGATTTGGTTGACATTAATGTCCTTTAATTAAATTTCTTCAGTTTGTACATATAATATGCCATCTTTCTCGGTAACACTCTTGACTTTATGTCTGGCATCTTTTGCGACAAGTACCTCGGCTTCACTCTCTTTGTACCGACTTAGTTTCTCAATGGACGCACCCGTTTTATTGACCGAGCTAACAATAACGCCCGCCAATGTTTTATTGGCTTTACGCATCATGGGGTTTGTATATACCCAGGCAACGGACTCTTTAGAAGTCCAAGAGGCATGGGCATTTTGATTGTCTAATACCCCATTTTCGTCCCCTTTAATCCATTCCATTGCCTCCTCTCTGTTATTAAAAACTATCCCCCTGTGAATATCACCATTATAAGGTGTTGAGTTCCTTACATAATCAGAAATAAGCTCTGCTTTCTTGTTAAACTTTCCCTTTTTTTGATCATTCCGAATATCGTTAGAGCTACGAGACCAACCAGAAACAGCAGCAACGGTATCCTCAGCCTCTTTCATGGTCATTGCCTTCCCAGTTTTTACCGCCGCATCATAATATTCCTGAGCATTTTTAGGGGCTCCTTCGTGGGTTCCATCCCCTATTAATTTAGGAGCATCTTTAACTATTTCCTCTTTCGGAATTAGAGGGGATTCTTGTTCTTGCGATCGCTCCCCTTGAACTTTTATTGTTTTTTGTTTTACTGCCTTTTGTTTTACTGCTTTCTGGGATTTGGAGGATTCCGGCTTTAAGTCATTGGGGGAGCTATCAGAATCATCTACCTTGTAACGTTTACCATCTCGGATGACGTGGGTAACTTTATCAAGAGCGAGAGACGGCTCGTTCTCGTAGGGTTTCCCCATGTATTCACCTCTAACACGGGTTTTAACATTCTTGACATTAACCTTTAAAACTTCGCCACCATCAACTATTCGATAGCCAGTAGGGGTATTTCCACTACTCATTAACGAATAAGTATCCTCTTTAACAAGTAGTTTGTCACCCGGGGTTAATGTCTGTTTTAATTCTTTACCGGGGACGATACCAGACAACGGCGGAGGAAGTTTAACAGATTTCATTACCCCCACCAATTTTCCATAATCTTTTTCATAGTCTGGACTGTCATAATATTCGTGTTCTTTGTAGCCTTTTTGCTTTAATTTATTAAGAACATAAACCCCAGCTTCTTGTTCTGTTTCATAGTCTCCACTAATTGCTTTTTTCTTCCTTTCGTTAATAAAATCTTCCGCCTCAATAATGGGTTTATATTTGTCGACTTGTTTTTGATAATAGTTCCCCATTCCTTTTGGAACAGTCCCAGATTTTATAGCGGTTGAATATTCGTTATAATTTTTTCTTTCAAAGTCACCAAACCCACCTCTTAATGCTGACGATAAAACTTCCTCTGTTCCCTTTGGATCTTTTGAACTGGCAATAATATCCTTATATTGTTGATCAACTGATTTACCCCCCGCACCCTTAACCCCTGTTGAATTTAGGGATGGTTTGGGTAGCTTTCCACTATCAATCATTGAATTGATATCGTCAATGTTAACGTTTTGGGATTTGCCCTGAGTGATTTCTTTAACTAACCTTTTTGCTCTATTTTCTTTTTCTTTATCATTTTTAGCAAAAGGACTAAACGACATAGTGCCATCGGATTTGTGCAGCGTGAGTTGTCTTTTTTCTCCATCATAACTATCTGACACTTTTGCACCCACGATGACATCTTCCCTGCCATTAGATGATGTAACTTTCCAGGGAATACCAGTAACATCATTGTGAGCGGTTATATCCTCAGACTTGCCAGAGTAACGCCTTTTAGCATTCTCAGACCTCCATCCTTCAGATAATCCCATACCTTTTTCTAATTCAATTTTATCGGGTTGTTTATTGTTATATTCCTGTTGTTCTTTAGTTGGCGAATTAGCTGAACGTTTTGCAATATAGTCAACTGTAGCAACATTTTTAAAATCTACAGCAACACGATAATTTGAGCTAGTTTTTTTAGTTTTTTTAACTAATTCCTCAGCCTCTAATAAAGCCTTTCCTTCTGGGGTGTTTGAATCTATAAACAACTTATGCCCAACACCGCCAAGGTATTCTCTATTAGGCGTGTATTTGGTTTCCCCTTTTTCGTACTGTTCCGCCAGAAAATCCGTAGCTTCTTTTTCGGTTAGT